TAGCGCTTCTCCGACGCCTTCATCACACGAGTCTCAGAAACCGGCTTGTATTCCTTGACCTCCGGCGCGTCAATGTCGACAACCGCCTTCGCCATAGCATCCGCCAGGTCACGGATAGCGCCCGACTGAGGGTTCCCTGCAACCTTCAAAATTGCGGACTTGATTTGTGCGTGAGTAGCCATTTAGTACTTCTCCAACAGTTCTAGTTTCTTTTTCTTCAACAACAACATGTCCTGGTCGGTCGTCGACTCAGGTTCCGCCGGTGCCTCAGTTGCGGGCTTCAACTCATCCACAACACGGGACAACATGGTTGCCTCATCCGTGGACAGTTCCGCGCCTTCCTCCAACTTGAGAAGGGCGTCGGCTAGTTCGTCCGCGTCAACGTTCGCACGCTTCGCAACCTTGTCCAGTCCACGCATGGTGGTTGTTCCGGCGGTGCCACTGTAAGCGGGGAATGGGACGATGCTGACCTCGTGCAAGCGGACCGCGTTCAACGTCCGGTTCGTGCCTGAATCATCCCAGGAATCTTTGATGACCGAGAAACCAAACGACATTGAGTCGATGATTCCCGTTCGAATGAGTTCCGCAACGTCCGTCGCCAAACTTGTCTGTGGTAGCGTCGCGCGCACCTTCAAGCCGCGCTCATCCTCGACGACAGTCATCGAACCGCTGCGGGTGGAACCAAGGACGGAACCCGTATCGTGGTTGAACAATAGTTTGATGTCGTTGCGGGACCGGAGAGAACGCTTGAACGCGCCAGGTGCCACGAACTCACGGAAACCACCAAGGTCCTCGGACTCAGAGTTGAACACCGACGCGTAACCCTCGAAGGTCATCCCGTCCGTTCCCTCAAGTTCACGAATCTCAAACGTGGTTTGGTTCGTGCGTGTTTCCAGTTTTTTCACGGCTTCACCCCTAGCGCGTCCTTCATTTTCTTCCTCAAGTCTACCAACAACGCCTTCCGCGTAATCCATTGCGCGACGTGCGGCACGTTTCGACGGTCCAGAACCCCAGAGAAGGTGCGCCACAACACCGGGCGACGGGTAACCGTCCGCGTCCGGGTCCGCTGCGGGTGCATCCAAGTCCGTCATGTGTCGGGCAATCCACGCTGCAATCCTCACCCATTTGTCCGGTGTGAGCGCGTCACCGCGGGACATTTGACGTGCCTCCGTGATAGTACGGTCGACAACACCGTCACCGGCGAGTCCGCGGTCGTAATACCGCAACCCCTGGCGTGCGGCTGCCCTCATGTAAGCGGGTGCAACAAGGTTCACCTGGCGGACCGAACGAAGCAACGAGTCGATTTTCGTGAGCGTCGAGAACCGGTGACCGACGAGGGTTTCCGTTTCGCCCCACTCGCCTTCGTCGTCCTGCCGGTAAATCCGAATAAGCGCGGCGGGGTCGTCCTCGTCCGCGTTGATGCTGAAGTCAGAATCGGGCACACCAAGGACACCCTCGGTCATGATGTGTTCGATGCGTCCCCGCGCCATTCCGCCGGAAGAATCCCAGCGCACGAAATCTCCGATGGATAGTTCGCCAGGTTCCGCACGCACTTCGGACCGTTCGCCCTCATACTCGGAACCCTCCGAAACGCTAATCGCTAACGCCTGGTCAATGGCATCCTGTTTCGTGTCATGGCAACCCATCACGTCGCCGTTGTCCTTAGTGGTCGCCCACTGACCGACCGCACACGCGTCGTTGTTTTCCTCGATGTAATACGGCACGCCTAGTCGTTCCTCCGAATGTCAAACACGCCCAACTCCAAACCGTCCGGGTCGGAAACCGCCCAGAGTTCATCGTCGGGACGAAGGTTCAACGTAATACTTTCACCGGGGTCCAGGTGCAACGTGTTATCGGTTGCGACCGCACTCGACCCGCCAATGTAGATATATTCGTTGGAACTTTTCGTCATGTTGTGTAGGTGGACTTCGTGCGGCATGTTGTCGGCACCAACAACTTGTGTCGCGACCGTCCCGCACGTCACCAATCGTGTCACGATAGCCATTAGGTGACCTCGTCCTTGTATTGTGCGTCCACGTCGGTTCCCTCAGCCTCAGCCTGCGCGGTTTGCGCCACGTTCTGAAGTTGCACCGAGGGGAGTCCAGTGTGTTCGATAGCGTCCACACCAATAACTGAAAGAACTTGTTCGGGCGTGAAACCGGAATACACGAGAGTCTGGACCATTTTCACGCGTTCCATTTGTGCCTTCACATACGAGTCGTCAATGTTGACGTTCGCTAATGGAACACGGGGTTGTGTTGCCGCGTCGGAACGTACCGGTGGCATGTCCTCCAAGGTGCGAACCTCGTTGATGGACATTGCGCCTGCCTGCAACATGGTCGAGTAGGACGACGTCCGGGACTGTAGGTCGGCGCGTAGCAAACCGTCAAGGTTGAAACGTAGGAATGCTTCGGTTCCGCCACGGTAACGCGACATGAGTGTGGACATGCCAGCCTCGACCTTCGCGGCAAGTGGGCGAAGTGAGTGCGTCACCCAGGCGAGGTTGTTCTGTTCGACCGATGCGTAGGTGTTCGTGCCGGGCAAACCGAGAAGGTGCGGGGGAACGTTGAACGCACGCGCCACATCCTCCACTGCCATTCTGCGGGCTTCAAGTGCCTGGGACTTCTCAGGGTCCACCTGTGTCGGTTTGAACGACGCACCGCCCGTTAGAACGCCTGTGCGGTGTGCTTTCTGCCATCCCTTGTGTGCGTTGTCGAACCCGTTGCGCAAATCGGCGGCTTGTTCCGCCGTCAACGCGCCAGGGTACTCGATGACACCGTTCAGAGTGGTCCCCATTCCGAAGAACGTTTGTGCGTACCGTTCCAAACCGAGTGCCAACCCGAACGATTCCTTGAGTGCGTCGGTGCGGGCAACACCGCGGACCGTTCCAGGCTTCACAAGGTCAGGAATGAAAATGATGTCGTCCGAGGTGAGGGTCTCCCCTTCACCTTCCACGTTGAACTGTAGGCGACCGAGTGCGTTGCGTGTCACACGGACAGTCAACGGGTTCAACACGACAAGGTTGACAACCTCACCACGACGGTTCGAGAAAACACGGATGAACGCGTTGCCCTCCAACAACATCGACGTGAACACCGACGAATAGAACGCTTCACGGGTGAGGTCCACGTCGGGACGGTTGACCCATGTCGGTTTCGGGCGGAACGGTTTCCGTGTCCCATCGTCACGAATGAAAACGTCCAACGGCAACGTCGACAACGTCGTCGAGATAAGGTTCACCGCTGAGAAAACCGCGTTGACTGTGTAGGCAGTATCCGCGTTGATGTTCGTCCCCGCATAGGTTCCGAACGTGATGTCGTCACCCGAAGCGAAAATGGACTGATAGGAAACCGCGCGTTCCTCGAATAGCCGATTGAAAACCATGGACTACTTCCCTAGGGCGAAACCGATGATTGTCAGAAACACGCCGCCAACAATGATTCCGACCGGGACTGACACAAGCAACATCCCAGCGGTTATCGCAACAACTCCGGCAATCTGTAGAAAACTAGACATGACTGAAGCCTATCCGAAAAACTGAGGAATCACTTGTGGTTCTATTCTACCGGACACAACGGCACGGTCCACGGCGATAACCATTGCAACGGCACCGTCAATCTTCCGTGGCGAGTTTCTTGATTCCTTCACAATCCTCGGACCGATGTTGTCGTTCTTCACAACCGCGTTCTGAAGGTGCCTTGTAAGGACACCATTGCCATCGTGGACGAGTTTCTTGTCCATGACCATGTCGAACACTGAAGCGCACGCACCAACCATTCTGCGGGGGGATGTCGACGGGTATTCCACAATCGGGACACCCTTTTCCTCCAACGCTTGCATGGACCGTTGCCAACGAAACGGGTCGCACGCAACCTCACGCACCTTCGGGTGCGCTTGCACATAGTCAAGGATGGTTTGTTCCACGTCGGCAATGTCGACCCGCCAGTCGTCATCGTCGTTCTCCAAATCCTTCTCCCACACCTTGACAAGTTGAATCTTCGCCGGGGTGTCCTCCGTCGGGATAGTGGACGCCACAATGACCGTGCAGTCGCCAGAGAACGACCCGTCAAAACCGAGAATGATTTCATCGTCCGGGGTGATAGCAATGTCGCCCTCGCATGACTCCCACGCCCCAGCGGGCAACCATGACGTCGCCGACGAAACCCATTGGTTCAACCGTTTCGTTCGGAACTCAGCCTCCGGGGTTCGCTTCACCGCTGCCTCGAAGTCGCCCTCGTCGTTCAAGTCACCGAAACCGGGGTTCGCCCGTTTCCATGTTTCGGGGTCGCGGTGGTCACCGTCGTCCTGCCACCAAGCCATGAAGAAATCCTTGTCCTCGACTTCCTTCCGAACTTGTTTCACCCCGTAGTTGTACAAGTCGAACGCGACCGAGTCGTGACCGAGAGAATCCGACTTCACACCCGCCGTTGTAATCGCGACCATGTGCCCACGGCTACCACGCGCCGCCATTGACAACTGCATGACGTCGTACATTTTGCGGTCACGCTGCGCATGGATTTCGTCGAACCAAATACTTGACGAGTTCAAACCCTCAGCACCGCCAGCCTCAGCCGATAGGACACGGTAGACAGAACCCGTCGACGGGATTTCGATTGCGTCACGGTACAACTTAGCCAACCCGCTGAGTTCCTCATCCGCGGTAATGATTCGCTTCGCGTCACCGAACACGATGCGGGCTTGGTCACGGGTAGCCGCCACCGAATACGTCTCCCCACCGCCAGGACCAAAGATTGTGTCGAACAACGCCAGGTGTGAGGCAAGCGCCGACTTCCCGTTCTTCCTCGGTTGACCGATAAGGCACAACCGGAACCGGTAATTTCCTTCACCGTCGTCCGCGTAAATGTGTCGAATCAAATCCCGTTGCCAATCACGCAACACAAGTTTCTGACCAGACTGACCAGACACCGAATCCTTCGTAATCACCCCGAACGTGTCAATGAAGTTCATCGCCAACTCAGCACGCTTAGACATCGGGACATCACCAACCGGCGACAACCAACGTGGCGGGAACCGACTATCTTCCGTCATAGTATTTCTCCAACACCAAACGAACCAACTTGTGATTCGCCTGCGGGCGAGACTCTAACCTTCTCAAACACTCATCCTTGCCGGGGTCCACAACCTCGAACCGTGAGTTGAAAACACGGTAGCGCCGTTTCCATTCCGGTGACGGGTCGGTGTGAATAATCCAAACGTCGGAACGGGCAATCTGTGAAACCCGCATAGCCTCCGCAACCGCTGCTTTCCGTGCCGCCCTCGCCACCTGCCTCACCTCCGGCGAATAGTCGTGAGAGTCAACATCGTCCGTCGTCAACGCCAATGCCAGGTTGTCCATGTCAATAACGATGTCGCCCTTGTTTGCGTGTTCGCGAACGAACGTTGACTTGCCACCACAAGGGGGACCTGACACAACCGTAATCACAACTCATCCCTTTTCTGCATGAGTTGTTCCAACTTCGACTGACGCTTCACCTCGGCAAGGTTCAACCGTGTCCGGTCCGCCGGACTGAAACCCAACAACGACAAGTTCGAAACAATCTCAGAGTTCAACGCACGCAAC